GGTCCAAATGTGTAAATACTTGTAATGTAATCATTTCCAACGGTACTTATGCGTAATTTTCAACGGTATTAGTATTATTAAATCAAAAGATAGGTATTATCAACGTTGGGAATACGTCGTTTTTATGTTAACATTTCAGAATATGCACATAAGTAAGAAATAATTGATTTATTTTAATTTTTGCCCTTGACAATATTATGATGATATGGCATACTTATGTTGTGATTAGGTAAAAAAAGCTGGAATACCAGAGGTATTGGACTCTGCGAGTATTCCGGCTTTTCTCTTAATTAGGAGAAATGATGCTTAAACCTAATCACGTAAAGGCTTTAAGTCTTATTCGAGAGAATAAGATGTCTATGAAAGAGATCGCCGCAGCGTGTAAGATGAGCGTCGATCACCTCTACGACCTTCAAGAAGGCTCCCCGAAGACTGGTTCCTATGGCCAGGAGTTCCAACGGGAGATGCAAAAGATCGAAAAAGAGATCTCGAACCGTACTAAGACCCGCATTAAGACCCTTAAGGACAAGCTAATTGAAGAACTTGATGAGTGGAATGACTCTCTCCCTAAGGGTGGCAAGCTAACGATTAAGGACTTTTACGCTAAGAGGGCTTTGCTTGCTGAGCTCAACAAGGCTTCTGCGGGCGTTGAGATTGGTGAGTTTCACTATCACACAGGGTTAGAAGGGGCAGACCTAGTCAATGAATTTAAACGTGTTAGATCGCTCGTCGAATCTGCTGCTGACGGATCAGGAATACCAGAAGCTGTCGCACGAAGATCAGGAATACTACCTGTATCTCCTGAGGATGCGGCTACGGGAACTGAAGAGGGACAGACTTCTGAACTACCTCCCGAACCCGAAGCAGGAGAAATTCCACAAGAGTGACTCATATGTACGAGCTGTGCTTGGAGGCAACCGCAGTGGGAAGACGACCTGCGGATGCGTGGAGTTCCTATGGCACCTGACCAATACGTACCCGGACTGGTACCCAGAGGGGAAGCGGTACAAGAGGTCGGTGAAGGGGAGAATCTTTTGCGAGGACTTTCAAAAGGCCGGGATGAGGGTCATCGTACCGGCATTAGAAGAGTGGCTGGACATGAGTTTTGTCTCGAAAAAGGTACGGAACCCTATGGGGTTCCCTATTTACTGGGAGTTGAAGAATGGAAGTAGCTTTGAAATCCTCACGTACGAGCAAAAAACAGACCAGTACGAAGGCTGGAAGGGTGACATGGCATGGTTCGATGAACCTCCTCCGCGTGATAAGTATATCGCCACGATACGCGGTCTTATTGATTCGAATGGGAGGGCTTGGCTTACTCTTACACCACTCAAGCAGCCCTGGTTATACGACGAACTATTTGCGAATGCTGATGGCGCTAATGTTTTTGCCGTTACTATGGATATACGCGATAACCTTATCCGTGAAGAAGATGGTATCCATTATGGGCATCTCACGGAAGAAGCGATTAGGAAATTTGAAAACAGTCTTAAACCAGAGGAGAGGGAAGCAAGAATTCATGGACGGTTCTTGCATCTTACGGGACTAGTGTATAAACAATTTGATTCAAACTTACATTTGGTTGACAGCATAAAGCCTAGGAAGGAGTGGACCAGGTACATGGCTATCGATCCACATCCCCGCACTCCTACTCATTGCTTATGGATAGCGATCGATCCGGAAGACAATCTGTGGGTGTATGATGAACTCGTGCTTGGGAATATGGATATTCAACAAATGTCTAATGCGATACGGGCTCAGGAGGGCCCGTATCCTGCTCATATCCGTTACATTGATCCTGCAATGGACAATGATAATACTCTTGAGGGTGGGTTCAATGCTCGTAAGGAGTTCATGAAGCATGGAATTTATACTATTCGAGCTAATAATGATTGGCCTTACGGGAAGAATGCCGTAGAAACAGCTCTTCAGCCAGTATGGAACCATTTTCTCGGGAAAGAGGTGCCAAGGCTTAGGATTTCGAAGAACGGCTGTCCTAGGCTCGTATACGAGCTATTACACTATGTTTGGGACGATTATAAGCACCAGGGGGAAGATAAGACACCCAAGCAGAAGCCTATGAAGAAAGATGATCATTTGCTTGATTGTCTTAGATACATCCTTGCTGGGAATCCTGTATTTGTTTCTGACGAAGAGGAAGAGGTAAGTGTTGTATACAAGGGGACTTATACTAAGTATCCAGCACAAGTAGAGGGAGGGAGCAGAGATTACAGGTCTCTGACTGAGCATGGGTCAGATTAGACCGATTAGCATTGGGGTGGTTTGGACTAAACAGGGGCCTAAACTTAAAGCCCCTAGGAGAGCGAACTTTGGAACCGTCGGAACTCAGAAGGCTGCTTTTACGGCTGCGGGTAAAGGGTTACGGACAAGGAGCTTTGATGGGCAGCGAGTACGCTTTAAAAATTCATGAACCAATATTGGCTGATGCCCTTTGTCATGATTGCGGGTATTCATGGACCGTATTTCTTAGCGGTGGGATATCTTCAGCCGATGAACTCAGGTGTCCAGAGTGCAGATCAGTGCACGGGACATTGTTTCTAGGGGGATACACTCATGCCAGTCACTGTTCAGAGCCTGTACTTGGAGATGTTGAAGAAGGGTGTTCCAATGAAGGAAGCGGCGAAGGAAGCGCAGAAACAGACTGGGATGGCCCTGAGGACGGGGAAACCATTTAAACGAACACATAGGACTCTTAAGCAGATAGGGGAAGTCAGGAGACAATATGCGTGACGATTACGAAAAGCAGCCTCAGGAGAAAGAGGAAGATAAGAACAAGGCGATAGTCGATCATATCGTTAAGGAGTTTGACCGATACGAATCATATCATCGGGAGCGTTTCGACGAAGCTTTGGATATAATTGACCATTGGGATTGCGTAGCACCTTCTCGTGACGAGGATTGGCAGAATGCTGTTGTCGTACCCGTAATTCTTGAAGCTGAGCAAACTATTACTCCTCGTATCTTTACGGCATTGTTTCCTACTGATGCGCCTCTTGATGTTAAGAATGAGGGGGATACTCCTGCTGAGGATGCAATCATAATTAAGGCCCTGATACAACATTACTTCAGGGTCATTGATGTACGAACCCGCTCGCTACCACTACTAATGCAGAATACCCTACTGGGAACCGGGTACGCTGATGCGGGTTCTTGGCTTATTAAACGGGGATTCGCAATAGGGCCTAATGGTGAGAGGTCTTCAAAGATTACTGCGAATCGTCCAGATTTTACTCATGTTGATTTCTTTGAGATGTATCCTCATCCATACAAGATGGATATGGATGATGGTCTCCCTCTGATAAGAAGGAGATATGTCGATGCTGAGACTCTTAAGATGTTGGCTGAGAATAACTTCTTTGGGGCTCAGAACTTAAAGGAAGCATTGGAATCGGATGCTCCTGAGAAGAAGGATGCTAATGCGAACGAGCAGAAGGAATATGAACTCCTTGAGTATTGGGGGCCATGGAACCTTGAATGGGTCAAGAAGAGCAATGAGGGTGACAAGGTCATGACCCAAAGAGCTGTTCCCTTTTGGTGCATGGTTATCAACCGAAAGGTACTGATTCGTGCTATTCCAAATCCCTACAATCATCAGATGCCTCCGTTCGTAAAGACTACTCTTTTCCCATCTATCAAGCCTTCTTGGTTTGGAGTAGGGGTTGGGAAGATGGGATTACCTACTCAGGAGCGTTTAAATAAGATCGTTAATCAAAGATTGGATAATGTTGATCTTATATTAAATAAGATGGGACTATATTCTGGTCATGACCCGCTGCTTAATCCCAAGCAATTAAGCGTTTCGAAACCTGGCAAATGGATCAAGTGCTCAGATGTTCAGACATCTATCAGGTGGATGGACACGCCTGACGTTACTGCTTCTTCTTACAAAGAGGAGGAGGTAGCTAAGGCTGATTTCAGGATTAGCGTTGGGGCTAATGAAGCATTGACTCCTGGCCCGGCTGATGAGCAGCATCGTACCGCCATGGGCATCCAGTTGCTTCAGGGAGCTGCAGGAATGCGTTTTAAACCAGTCCTTACGAAACTTGAACTAGATCTTGTGTCTAGATGCGCTGATTTCTTCTTTATGAATTGCAAGCAGTTCATGACTACGAAAGAGTGGGTTGAGATCATGGGGGACGGGGCTTCTAAGATGATGGAGGTTACTCCTGATCAGATCCAGCGTAAGGTTAAGTTTGTTGCTACAGGCATATCTGAGACGATTAACAAGGAAACTCAGATTGGGCAACTGCTTAGGTATAAAGAAGTTACGACTCAAGATCCTACGATTAACAGGACTGAGTTGAACAAGCGTATTGCTGAATTGTTTGGCTTCAAGGATTTAA